CGTAGAAAAAGGAAAAAGAAAGATGACGGTAAAATGACTATATTTCCATCTTTCCCAAAATTTTCAATGTACTTCGAGGAAATTGTGAAAATTTTTCCTGGTGGTGCTTACGTCATTGGTAAAATTGATGACTGGGTACACGGATCTACGCACAGAAAACGATGGCATTTGAACTCTATGAAGCATCATTTTTTTAAACGTGTCGAGAAGCATAGAGTTTATAATGAGAGCACTGACGAACTTAACTCTTCATATTATGCTTATTCGAACTCCAGTGATATTATGCCCGAAAATGGAATGAGCGTAGCAAATGTTTTGCCATCCGGACATTACCTTTCTTGTGTTCAATTACCTATAATAAAGAAGAGCGTTAGAGAAGACTACATTTGGCCTCATATGGATAATACCCTTAATCCATTAACGATAAAGCAGGGCGTCAGAAAATTTTGGCCATTATTGTTTCCTATAAACAATTTGGTTAGTTATGACGATACATTTGAAAATTTTAGAGCCACAGTTTACTGCAGATTATTGATTCCCAAAACTTTTGGTCCTTTACCAGGTGAATGGGAAAAGATAACTTCTGACTTAGAAACTTTCGTCTTTGATTATCAACCCGACCCTCACAATTGGTACAAAGCACTTACGACGTACCAAAAAACACAGATAGATAGACACATAGATGCGCTAGAACAAGGCAAAATAATAGATACAGCTACAAAAGTCTTTCTTAAAGGTAGAGAGCTGTTAAAAAAAGAAGATAAGGGTTATGGAAGGTTGATTTTTAACGTTTCCACTAAATACTTACTTCTGCTGGGCGATTTCCTGAACCAGTTATCAAAAGCCATGGTGTCTAACCAGTTTCCTAGTATTCCAAAATTTTCCATATCCGATACAATAGCATTTCACTACGCTTCTTCATTTAGTGATGTTAATCTAAACGAGTTTGTTAATGCAGCCATGAATTCTAACAATAAAAAATTTGTACTTGTTCTTGGAGATGACACCTTAGTCATCGATAGAGACAACAAGCTTTTTATAGAAACAGACTACAGCGCCTTCGATTCCACTCAAACAAAAGGAGGTGCTTTAGATCTATTTCCAAAGTTTCTCAATAAAATGGGTTTTCCTCTAGAAGCAGGGTATTATGAACAAATGTACACAGAGAAAATTAACTGGAGACACAAAAGTGGGGAAAAACTGGAAATGCCGGAAGGATATGAAACCCCACCATGGAAAATGTCGGGGGATCCAGGCACAGGTATAACAAATTCACAAGCTAACATTTATGCCACAAGAGCCGTGCTGGAAGAAATTTCAACGTACGAAAAACTTGGTTTAGTTGTTAAAAGGAAATTAAAACAAAACCTTTCTGAAGTTACTTTCTTAAAAGGATGTTTTTTACAGAACAAAGAGCAGTCTTATTCCTGGCTTAGGCTACCAAGTTTCATCCTCAAGTTAAAAAGTTTTACTGATCCTAAACTTATTTACAATAAGAATTGGACTATGCAAAGATGTGAACAACAATTGTTATGGTCCCAATGGCTAGGATATGGATACTTAAATAGCAACTGGTTTTATGTTGCACTAACCGCTACCGTTAGAAATCTGTGTCCCCTGGCTTCAAATATAGAACTCCTAGAAGAATATAGAGTATATTCTTCATATACCAAACGTTATGAGATTGATGATTATGTTTTTAACACTTTCATGTTAGAAAGATATTCCATAACTGAGGAGGAAATGCAAGATTACCTGCAGTTTCTCAAAAATGAAATCACGTCAATTCCAGCAATCTACACACATTCTTTGGTAGAAAAGCTGATGATTGACCTTTAAAACATATATGACCCATACCTTTAAGGCTAACGCAACGCGTAAGCAAGTCCTTAATGG